GCTGGGAACTGTTTACTCTAAAGCTCTTTCCGTGTGTCTTCAGGCACAGGTTAAAAATTAAATAGAAGGGGTTGTGATTTCCAATATTTAACGGGTATTAGAGGTCACTTCATAACAGGTGAGCTATGTGACGGGCAAGAAAAAACCAAAAAACAAGAAGAAACAAAATAAGCCGCACGGCCATTTTTGCAAGGTGTGCGGCGAACGTAAATCAAATGAAAGTTTCTCCGGCAAAGGTCATGCGGCGCACATCTGTAAAAAGTGCGCCGCTTTGCCTGTGGATAGCCGAAACGAGCAGACGACACTCCGCAAGATAGAAAACATGGCATTCCGGCATTTGTCCGAAACAGAAATCAAGTGGCTTCGCAAAAAAATGAACGACCCGCTTCCAGAAATCCGCGAAACCGCACGCGAAGCTCATAATATTAAGTTTTCGCGTTATGAGCGCAACATGATAAAGAAAGGTCTGACAGCCTTTGCGCTTGAACTGTTTATGCGCGGTGAAGTGTGGAACGAGTGGGGTGATGAGGTAAATGTGCATATGCTTGTGTCTATAGATAATACCGGCGTAATAAAGCGTACCGATTATGACGCGCCCGAAGGTGAGAGGGAAACAACAATCACTATTGACACTAAAGAAGCCCGCGCATTTTTGAAATCTGTCATTCATGAAGATGACGCGCTCTTTTGGGATGAAGATTTGAGCGATGTCGATGGATATGACCCATATGATGAGGACGTAGACGATGACATGAGTGATGAACCGAAAGAACCAATAGAGAACAGAGAGCCGTTATGGTCGCTGTGTCTTGATTTGAATAACGGCAACGAAAAGAAAATTACATTTTACAATCAAATGCACGACGCGCCGCAGGAATTATTTTGGTCGATTATGGAATGGTTTGAACCGGATGATGAATTTTACGATTTTGAAACAGACGAAATGGATGAATAATTATTATGGATAAAATCCGCGGAAATCGCTACTCTCATCATTGAATATAATGGGGAAACCCTCACTCATCTAACCAAACAATTTCGATATCTTTCTCACCGTGAACAAGCACCTTGTCTATCAACAGGTCAATTAATTCACGGTCAAGTTTTTCAATTGCTAAGAGAGGACGTAAATCCAAAAGCCGTTGGTCTATTGTTTCTTTGCCTTCTGTTAGGGTTTTTAGCTGTTCTTTCAACCCTTCCAATTCAGCATTCCTTTTGGCAATAGTGCTGTTAATGGTTTCCTTTTGGCTCAAAAAAATATCTTGGGTTATTTTTTCTGAAACGAGGGCAGTTATATTAGTGGTAATGGAGCCTTCGAGCATTTCTATGGCTTGGGTTTCCATTCTTATCCTGCCTTCGATTTCAGTTTTTGAAATGCCCTCTTGTTGAATGGCGGCTAATTTTAATTCTTCTTGGTCTATCATTACAGCGACATGGACTTTGATGGATTCTAACACAGCATCTTCAATGGTGACCTGAGATATAACGCAATCGGGGCAATCGTAGTGGTCGGTGTAGTATCGGGATTTACACTTGAACCACGGATTAAGGGGGTTCGAGCGTTTTAACGTTCGGTTGCACACAGGGCATTTAATTTTTCCGTAGAAGATATGGTCGATAGGTACATCGTTTAATTTTCCCCTACGGATTGCCTTGTGAGCGTTATCAAACTCAGCCTTTGTAACTATGGCATCATGGGCATCCGGCACAATAATCCATTCGTCTTTGGGTCGTTTTATGCACGAGTTCTTTCCCGGTTGCTTAACTTTATAAATATTGTGGACGGATACTCCTGTATAACGGATATCGTAAATTATCCTTCCTACAAGAGAACTGTACCAATAAGTAAAGTCGGGGTCTGCTGTTTTCCAACTGCCGATAATGCCATGCTTCTTTTTATATTCGCTTGGTGTTGGCACACCTTGGGCATTAAGGATTCGGGCTATCTTCGATGCGTTATTGCCATCCATCGCCAGCGAAAACATTAACCGCACATATTTCGCACTTTCTTCATCTATGACTATTTTGTTACGCTCCGTTGTTGATTTTTTATACCCAAACAATGCCCAGCAGCTTAAAAATTCCCCTTTCTTCATCTTGATTATCTTGCTTGACATTGTTTTTTGAGCCAAATCCCTGTTGTAGTGTTGATTAGCAAGGTTGATAATCGCCAATTCAAGGTTGGATAGCGGGCTTTTCAAGCTGTCATAATTATCGTTGATGGCGACAAATCTTACACCTTGCACTACGAGGAAATTCATTAAGAGGTCGTCAACATCTATGCGGTTGCGGCCTATGCGTGATAAATCTTTTACCACGATACATTGTACCGCGCCGCGTTTTACATCAGCCATTAATCTTTGGTAAGCCTCGCGCTCTGTATGACTGCCGCTTATGCCATCATCTACATAGACAATTACATTCGCACCTGCAAACTCGCGTTGAGATTCAATGTAATTTTTTATCATGGCACGTTGGTTTGTTATACTGTTGCTTTCATCTCTGGCATCATCATGGTCTGAGATGCGGAGATATGCGGCAATAACGTCGGCAGAGCGTCTAGGGGTTGAGGCAAACGAGACATTGTGTTGATTACGCGAAATGCCTGTATGGTTTATGTCTAGACTTGCGGTACTTCCTATGTTTTCAGCAAGCATCCGCCAACACCCCGCTTTCCTCAATTAGAGTATTCAGTTTTTCCAATTCATCCATGAAATTTAATGCAATATTTATCTCATTTGAAAATGGAACAACTTCTATGCGGTGGATTAGAGCGGATATCATGGCTTTGTCTAATTTAGCGAAGTCTTTGAAACTGCGGAAATTAGTTATGAATGCATTTTTCCGTTGCTTCTCTAAGTCATACCCTTCCAATTCTGCCTTAACCCGTTCTGCCTTGATTTCTGCCGCTTTTTTGTCCCTTTCAAATTTTGTGCGAGCCAGTTCAAATTCTTTTTCATTCAACAATCCCGCCAGGTGGTGGGTGTAAGCCGCCGAAAGCATATCATCGGCTTTTTTGCTGTCATGCCGGCACTTGCTTATTTCCTGCCGCAGTTTGTTGCATTTGTCGGTAATAACCGCAGAACTTGCAACCTCCTTTATCAGTGCGTCAATGTCAACACAAATTTCAAATTGCTGTTGCAATGCTGAGATTACTATTTCCTCCAGCTTTTCATAAGTAAGCTGCGGCACTCTATCAGTTCCTTGATACCTCATTTCAGCGGAGCATAAGCGGCAGTAATAGCTATATTTTGTTTCACGTCTGCCATCGGATAATATTTTTTTGTTATATCGGTATTTTCGTTTCATAGTCTTGCCGCAACGGGAACAGTAAATTTTACCGATAAAAATATTCTCATCCAGCTTGTTGCCGAGTTTTTTATTTTTTTCTCCGGCCTCACTTAGCAGTCTTTGAATATTTTCAAATTGAGCTTTATCTATAATGGCGGGATGTGAGTTTTCATAGATATACCAATCTTCTTTTGGTTTTCCTGTAATGACTTTCCCCCGCTTGCCGTACTTGCCTTGAATCTGGCTACCGAAATAAACCTCATTTCTAAGAATGTTGCCGATACAGCTGTTGTGCCAAAAGGTTTTTTGGGCATTCTTCTTGCTGGTAAGAACGCCTAAATTATAATAATGGTTTCGTGGAGCGAGGATGCCGTTATGGTTTAGGTGTTCCGCAATCTTAATCATGCTTTTACCTTTTTCGCGCATATCAAATATCAGTTTAACGATTTTCGCGGATTCTGGCTCTATCATCAAACGTTTGTCGCAATCTTTTGATGTGAATATATATCCATAAGGCGGTAATGCCCCAATTATTTCGCCTTTCTGCTGTTTTAGAGCGAAAGATGACCTTATTTTTTTGCCAATATCCTTGCTGTACATATGATTTACAAGGTTTTTGAACAATATCAGTAATTTTTTCCTAGCGGCATCGTCGGCAAAGGAATCATAATTATCATTCACCGATATAAAACGGACATTGTAGGCTGGGAAAGTATCAAAGAGCAATTCTCCGACTTCTATATAGGTTCTGCCCAACCTCGATAAATCCTTTACCACCACACATTGCACCGTACCGCTTATTATCCCTGCCAACAGTTCGGAATAGCCGGGGCGGTCAAAATTTGTACCCGAAAACCCCAAATCTGCAATTATGCCTTTAAGTTCAAGGTCGGGTCGGGATTTATCTGCAATATAATCTTGAATTATTGCAGTTTGACCTTCAATAGAATCCTCAGACCGTTCACCGTCTACTGATATACGGGTATATCCCCAAGTACCATATACAGCGGTTTTTTTGGATTCACTTGTGGTTAGTTGCTCTTGAAACAGCTTCTTTCTGCTTGTTCTTGGCATTTAAACCACCAGCCTTTCTTGCATGGCTGAGTATGACATATCCGTAGCAAGCGAAGCGGTTGCGGTTGAGTAATCAAATTTCGGCACATAGGAAAACTCGCTTTCATATCTAAGGCGGATTTCCATTTCATTACTGCTGTAAATTATGATTGAGTGTATAAACCCTACGACAATACGGCGATTCAGTTCGGTTATGTTGCCGAAAGACTTAAAACGCTCAACAAGTTCACGGCTTCGCACATCATCTTCTAAGCGCGCAATTTCAGCCTGTAAGTGGGAGATATGCTTTTCGGCATCATCAATTTTCCTGCGGAAGTCATTGCGGAACAGTTCATATTCGCTTTGACTGATTACACCGTCCACCATATGGGCATATGATTTAACAAGGTAGCCGTTGTATTCCTGCATAGACTGTAATAATTTTTCTATCATGCCTTCCAGTGCGGATTTTTTTCGACTCTTTAAATCGTCAAGCCCGATGTTGGAAGTTATTTCGTTCGCCGACAACAAGCCCTCAACCTGCTTGCTGATGGATAACAAGGTGTATTTTTCCAAGCTATCACTGTTGATGCTAATATTCTTACAGCTTTTGTAACGCTTATGAGTGGAACAAACATAGTAGATATAAGCCTTGCCATTGCCTTTTTTAGTGGTTTTTACGGTCATGGGCTGACCACAATGCCCGCATACGGTAACGCCGGAGAACAAATGAAGTTGCCCGCCTTCTATTGATACTCTCGTATCTTTTAACAGTAACTCTTGAACAAGCTCAAAGTCATATTTGTTGATTATTGGTTCATGGTTATTTTCGTGGATACTCCATGCTTCTTTGGGCTGATAAAAAAATTTTTTAACCCGGTAGCTGGCTTTGGTGCGTTTTCCCTGCTCTAAATAGCCGATATAGACCCTGTTTGTTAAAATTCGTTTTATGGCTTTTGGTGTCCATAGTGATTTTTCATTTATGGCAAAGGGTGTGGCATACTTTCCCCCTGATGCCTTTTTGTATTCAGCGGGTGATGGTATTCCTGCGTTATTAAGCATATCGGCAATCTGCAATTCATTGTAACCAACCAATTTATACTCAAATATGGTTACTACAATTGTTGCGGCGTAATCATCTGCAATGAGTTTCTTATCGGCTGTTTTTGCGTAACCGTATACAGCATAA